GAAGTCGTGATCACTTTGGGCCGTACAAGTCCCATACACTCTGGACCCATACGGGAAGACCGAGCTCTTCGCTGGAGCAATCGAAAGAACTCGATCTACTATTTCACGGTCAGCATGACAGTTCATTTTGGATAACGCTTCTTCCATCTTTCAACGGTATTGCGCCCATGGAACAAACCGAGAGGCACATACAAGAGAGCAAGCATCCAGTACTCACCCTTGCAAAGAAACAGACTGAAGCCGAGCACTCCCAAGGCCAGACCGAGGTTGAAGACCAAGTCGATTTGGCGACGATAGTAATACGCGAGAATGAACGGTATCACAAAAGCCAGTTTGAGCCATTCTTTCATTTCGGCCCTTTCTCAAGATTGTCCCAGCACACCGAGATCGAATCGACTTCGGTGCCAACGAAAGGAACTTGAACTCCCATGTACTGGCGAGTAACTGCCTCATCCGGAACGTACTTGTCAGAGCGAGCCCCTTGGCGCTTGAGCACTTCGGCCAAGGTGATCGGGAACATCACTGCAACTACGCGGTAGCCACGCTTTCTGGCTTCGGTCGTGTACATCGCGCGAGTCTTACGAGACACGTTCGTGTTGTCGATGATGATGTCCTGATACTGCTTGAGCTTGATCATGAACTCGGTGTCAGCCCAATGACGGAACATGCTGCGATGAGTGTCGCAGTATTGGTATGCTGTGCGGTACTGGTCTTTTTGGTTCTCGCCGCCAGCTTCACCCATCTTCTCAGCATACTCAAGACGGCAAGCATCGAGAGAGAAGTAATGAACCGGTTTGTTCGAGAAACAGTTGATCTTCTCCAGACGTTTCGAGAATGAAGATTTCCCAGAGCCAGAGGCACCGATGAGCACGTACATGGTCGGCTTGTTCACAGTATCGCGCATCATGCTCACATCAAGAGACATCACGAGCTCGCACCATTCTTCAACTTCGCCGGCCTTGACATAGTCGGCGTCAGGCATTCTGCCGCGGCTGTCTGAAAGAAGATGATTGAAGAAGGCTGTTTCCATGCCGTCGAGATTGTGCTCGAGAGCATCACGGATAGCCTGGAACTTTTCGCTTTTCTTGACTTGGTACGGGAGGTGATTCTCGATGATCCACATAACTTTATGGACATCCTCACGGACAAGGACTCCGGCAAACATTGACTCGTTCGCACAGTAGAAATCCTCGAATAAACGGGAGCTGACTGACTCATGCCCAGAGAACACCGAGTACTTGCCGCGTTCCTCAGTCTCTTTCTCTTTCCGCGCCGCAGGCTTGCCGGCGTCATGGAATAAAATGGCGACCGCGGTGATGTTGTACTCACGCTCAGTGATGAAGTCGCTGTCAAAACAGATCTTGTGGAACTCTTCAAGAACCATCTCGGTGTGGATGGCTACCGAGTCCTCGCGATGCCACGGACTATTCTCACGAGTGGCTGCCATCAAGGCCCACTGCGGAGTCTTCTTAAATTTAGTGTAGAGGTCAGCGAACGCCATAGCAGATTCCTAGCAAAACAGGTATTATAGGCCTGCTCTACTCAGAATCTGCTTTTTATTGCATTCAGTTGTTACTCTTTGTTGAGATCAGCTCTCGTCTTTTTTGTGGAAGAATGCAATCAGACCGATGAAGGCTCCGACCGAGATAGCTGCACTGTAGAGTCGCTTCAAAAGCTCGGCGTGGTCCAAGTATCCGTTTGCAGAATCAAGCACCATCCCGACAATAGCAATGACTCCGCAAAACAGAATCACCGCGATGAGGCACATCACGATGAATCCCCAGATGAGTTTGATGACAGACATGTCACCCTCCAATCGGAGTGAAGACGTAGGACCGACCAACCTTGCGGACGGTACCAATCTTCTTGATGTCGGAGGAGTCCCACCAGGCAAAGCCCTTCCGATTCCATTCGAAGACGTTGAAGTTATCTTCGGCTGGCTTGCCGAGCATAACCATCTTCGGCGAGGCCTTACCAGTGCGATTGATGCGATTGGCCCAGGCCCGTTCCCGAGCATCGATCTTGCGACCACCAACCTTGAAGGCGTCGTAACCGTCCTTGTAGGAGAACTCGAGGATGCCAATCTCACCAGCGGCAGTCTTGATCGGATTAAGGTTCATAAGGTAGACATAAGTGCCCATGATAACCTCAGATGTTGTTTACACGTTGGAAGTCGGATTCGTTGCGGGCTGCATCAGCCAGAGTCACAACACGATCCTTCGGAAAGAGCCGGGAGTTGTATGCTTCAAGAGCTTCGCTCTCATCAAGACCGTTACGAACCTGATTGAGCAGGTCTGTCGCCGGAGTACAACTTCCGGAGAGGATCTTCTTGATGGTCAGGTTGGTGGTCATGATGTTCTCCAAGTTCTTTACGTTAAAGCAATCATATCATGCATAAAGAAAAAGTAAACAGCTTTTTGTGATTTCTTTAAAAACAGTCGTGACGGCCATGTGCTGGAGGATTCGTGATGCAGATAAAGGTGGTATAGTCGCGAAGCCAACCCTTGGCAGAAGTGTTGTCAGTGCCACAAATATGATTCGTGGCCTCTTTAACCAGATTGAGCTTGATGAGACGCTCAAGCTGTTGAGGGCTGACTTTAGCCTGTGCCATTGTGCCACCATAACCGTACTGACTAGTCTTTCTTGGAAAGCGTTCGGCGAGTTCAATGTCGGCTGGTGTGATTTTCATTTTTGCTTCCTATGCATACAGTCGGAGAGGCTTTCTTTTTCTTGACCCAACCAACTTCAATTCAAGAACGTACTCATCCATTCTACTGAAAATAACAAGTTCAGCATCTCGAGGACAACGCCCAAGACTTTGTTCCCTGATGCCATACCGAGAATGCCTCGGCCTGTTCGGTTCAGTGCCACATTCAATCAGGACCTGAATGGCAGCCAGGGTTGGATCTGGGGCTTCGACGATGCCTCGAACATTCTCGTAGGCATCGACAAAGAGATAGCTGAAAGATGGCATCAATCGTAGGCGAGTTGGTCGATTGTCGGCAGCGAGGCCCACTCAACGACCTCAACGTTGAAACAACCAACGTGATAGTTGTCACCCATCCAGGACGGTTTGCAACTGCCATCAGAAAAACGATCACGACAAACGGTCCAGCTGTGCGGCTTCGAGTTGCAGAAGCTGAGGTAACCGGTCTGTGTCATACCGTCGGAAGTCTTGACGATGAGAAGATCGGAGTACATGCTACCAGAAGCTTGAGTGGGCAGTTGTTCAGAAACCGGGAAGAATTTGAGGGCCATGATTTTCTCCGTTCAAGAGCCAAGACCGTAAGAGGAAGGATACTTCAAAGCATTCTCGATCACTCGAGCATTGGTTTCGATATCGACCAGCTCAGTCGGTACCTCAGCGGTGACGATCTGGAGTGTCGGAGTCGACCAGGCACAAACCATCATGCCACCTCGTTCTTCAATGACACGCACAAGGCCACCACCAGTAGGACCACCATGCTTCGAAAGGTATGGCAGACCATCGTTGTTGACCCAGAAGGCCAGTTGAGATTTGAGATTGCCGATTGGGACATCCTTATGAGAAGGATGGATCATGCCCATGGTCTTGTTAGACTCATCGACGACGATCTTCAATTGACTAAGGTCCATGATGTGACTCCGCTTATATCTGATGATGGAGTCATCTTATCATAGATAAAGAAAAAGGTGAACACCTTTTAAGATGTTCACCTATCATGTTCATGCAGAAACAGTTACTGGCCGGCTAGGATCAGCTTGTTCGCGTGATCGATCAAGGCGTTCTGCTGATCTGCAGCTTTTTGGTAGATCTTGCCAAGGATCTCTTGTGCCTTGACGATTTGTGCAGCCCATTCTTCCTTACAGACCGGATGCGATGCGCACAAAGCATCGGACATCGTGGATACGATCTGGATACGATCCATCAATTCATGCAGCTGAAAAATCTGGATCTGAGTTTCTTCAGCGTCAAGATCAATCTTTACTTTGGCCATTCAATGTTTCTCCTGTTAAAATGTGTCCCACGGGCGTGATCGACATGCCGAGTATACCACAATAATCAGACACAAGTTTCATTGGTACCTTATTCAATGCGAGGTCCCACAGAGCAAGTCCATTCAGAACTTTTTCTTGAATCGTGTTCTCAAAGACCTCCATCGGTTCTGCATGAATATTAAGGTGGGCATCAGCATCACCGTACTGAGTGACTACTTTCATTTTCAGTTTCTTGGCCATGTTCATGATCGGGCGATTTTCGGCCAAGCAGACCATGTAGATCTGGTCAATGGCTTTTGACTTGACTGCCACTATCGCTCGTTCAAAAAGAGCCATCCCATAACCCTGGCTTCTGAATTCGGTATCAACACTCAGCCCAAGCTCGGCGCTATTGTCAACAATACCAAGGTGAGAACAGGCCACGATCCGAAGTTGCGAATCAAAAATAGCGTAGAGCGTGTCGCGCTTGAAGTTGATCCCTTCGACGTATTTCCTGATATACTCTTCACTCACTGACATCCCGAAGCGCAGGCGGCGATCCTCTAGCTTCAGACGCAGAAAATGATCAAGCATGGATTCACTTGAGTGATGACTGATGCGGACAATTTTCGGAGTTTTCAAGTTCATCTTAGCTTTCAGGAGTTTGATTCGGTAAAGCGATGATGTTCTCTTTAGGAGCTTGGAACATCCAGTGCTCATCGGTTTGGACATGATTGAATCTAACGAACTTGGCGACGTTCGTCTTGAAATCATCGAAATGGAATGAGTTAGCATTAGCGACTACGTACCCTTCCTGTTCACCACCAAGTGCAGACTCTCGTGGATACAAGGACCTGATCACCTTTTCATCCCATGACCCACGGTAAAGAACCGGAGCATGTGGGATGCCAATGACGTCGCATAGAAGAACCAGATCATCCCAAGCAAGACTCATGTTCGTCTTGTACCACGCGTTGAACGCGTAGAAATGGGCGGCCATTGCGGAATACTCGATCGAATGGACTGCAACCAAGTTCTCACCGCAAATGCGGTGAATCGCCGGTTCGTCGGCAAGAAATGGCGCGATCGAAGTAGCCCAAAGGCGTTTCATTCTATCCCGAGACCAGTGGCCCTTCGAATCAATCGACTTAGCATGGACGTGATCAAAGTAGCAAGTGGTGTTCTCGCCATCCATCTTTTCAGTGACGACAACTTCCTTGCCTCTGAAGTGAGCAACAGACTTTAAGACCTTGTCATCGCTTGATATCCCAAGAGACCACGGGAGATGAAATGTTCGAGCGTATTTCTGGTAGTCAAGCATTCTGATCTCTCAAATCCTCAAGTCGACAGAGTTCATCATGTTCATCATGTTCATCTTTACGAGCTTTGACCAATGTTGGATCCATGAAGTTTTCAATATTGGTGATGCTGGCAATTGCCGACAGCTTTTGCACCGAACAGATCCGAATCACAGATGACCCAAGTCGATCAAATGAAACATCCAACCAAATGAATGCTACCGCAGGAAAGCCAGGCCATTTCTTTGGGTCGAGTTGAATCATCGCCGGGTCGAGGGCATAACCATTTCTGAAATAGCAATACTCGTCGTAGTATGAATGGACTCGCACCATTCCATAACCAGCAGCAGACTCAGGATCCTCGTCATCGAGCAGACCGAGGTAATCATTTAAGCCTGCAACGATCAAACCACAGGCGGTCATATCTTCTGGCTCGGTGAAATGAGTCATGCTGAAAAACTTCTTGACTTCGTCCTCATTTTGGAACAAGAACATCTCACCTTCAGGAGCCAGCACTACATCTTTAAGAATCTCATCCATGTCTTCTATTCCAATCCCTACAAAGATCTAAGCGGCTGGCATATCCGTATGGTAGACCGAGCAGCAAACCACAGCTTGGGCACTCGGCAAGCCATACGAAGCCGGAGTTTACAAAATCAGGTTCATGTCCGCAAAGCGGGCATGGTCGAAGCGGGATGCAGTGAGATGAGTAACCCGATGAGCGGGTTTCTTTAATCTCATCATCGATTTCTTGATGATTAACCGGTAGTGTCTCTCCGGTGAAGTACTCAATGTGTTCCCGCTGCACTTTTGTCAGATGTGACGTCATGAATGGGACCAGACTATTGTCCATAGCACAACGCTCGTCCACCCGTTCAGACTCTGAACCAGCAAAACCAATGAGGTATAAACCAAAGAACTTGTCAGCCAGCAGGATTCTTTCCCGATGAGTCAGTTCTCTATCGGCGGCGGCTTCGTTTGGACTCATGTTCTCTTGTTGAGGTGTAGAAGTCAATTGGTTTCTTTCTTACCCAGGCCACGAACTTTCGAATCTCATCATGTTCAAGAAGACGATCCGGAGTGTTGTAGTAGTTGTCGAGTTCAGAGTTGGAGAAGATGGAGTGGATCTTGTTGTGACAGATGGTATGCATCCATTCCGTCTCACGCCCGCCCTTCTGTTTTGGCACAAGGTGATGCTTGTTTATAGCCTCACCAAGTTCCCTATCACAGAGCGGACAGCGACCTTCCATACGATTCTCCAAGTTTTGATTTAGAGAATCATATCATACACACGGAATAAGGTTTATCCGTTCCAGACCTTAGCGTAATCGAAGAAGTTCGACCCGTCTTTTTTCATGTTGATAACATCATCTCGATCGAATCTCCAACACTTCTTTGGATGGATCTTACCGTTGTGGGCAACATGAGCGCCAAGGTCGATGAGCTTAAGTTTGATTTCGTCAGAGAGTAGAGGCAAGAGCTTCTTACCGGATTTAGCCCAGTACTCATAATCTCCGCTCTTGACACGCTTGATCTGAGCATCAGTGAGATGCTTCATAGCGACGGCATCAAGCTGTCCCATGACTTTGAGTTCAGCTTCCTTCTTGAACCATTCTGAATAGTTCTCGCGGTAGTATGAGCCACCCCACCAACGACAGAGAAACTCACCTATCGAGTCTTCGTCTGGGCTGATGTCATCAAATGATGTGCCATCAAACTCAAAGATGAAACCGTACTGGCCGTAAGTCTTGATGTCGCGAGTACAGTCGTGTCCGGCCATGTCACCACCGATCCCGTAGACCATTGCATACGGAATACTCGGAGTCAGATAGACTCGGTGCTCCTGTGGTTTGAAGTTGCTCTTGGATCGTCCAGACCCATCATACTTAATCTCGGTGTGCAATGGGTCGAGGCCATTTTTGAGAATGCTCGCTGCAGCTTTCTCAGTCGTAGTACCGTGGTAATAAGTCTTTGAGCGGTCGGCGTCTCGTGGGGCAGCCATCTCAGACAGGAAATTTTTGAACGTTTTCATTTGTACTTGCTTGCGAGATGTTTGTGAATCGAGTCTCGGAGATTGAGCATAGACTCGATCGTATGATATTTATATGCTCTGCGGAACTCGTTCTTATTCTTTCGGATGTAGTCGATCACTTCAGTTCGGTCAGCATAATACTGAATGATCGGAATCACCCAGGCATCAGACTCTAGATCAGACAGATAATCAATCAGATTACCGTTGCTACGATCGTCGATTCCAAGCTTTGAGAGATGGTCACTCATGTTGGCGGCACGCTGAGTAAGGACATCAGCTTCTGCATCCTGGTCATCATCGTCAGTATCATCTTTTTGAGTGCTGAAGACATGATGTTCCACATCAAGGACTTTAGCAGACACCAAACCTACCACGATGATCTCATCCTCACAATCACCATAGTTGAGATAGTTAGATCCAACTTTACCAAGGTCAGCAACAACGATGTTCTTTTTTATCACAGCCTCAAGAAGGATACCAATACCCAACGATTCGCCATCCTCATACCCCATGTCTTCGATAGCATCTTCATCGAACATCTCATGGTTGAGAGCATCAAATTTTGGATTGGAAAACTTCTCAGCGAGCTTCTTGTCTCTAGTCCAACTGACTGGACCTTGGACTTTGCATTTGATAGTTTCACCTTTTTCAAGGTGATCCAGATCTACTCCTAATTTTTCTTTGGAGTTCGCCCAATCAGCCAGCTTTACCCCACGATAGACTTTATAGGTTTCATCCTGTACAGTCTTGCTCAGATCCGCCTTGACAAGCGGAGTGAACATATGAAGAGCAGCAGAGCTTCCCTCAGTCCATCGATCCAAAAATCGAATAGTCTTCTGAGTGAAGCCTTCTGCTACTTCAGCGAGGTATAGTTTGAAAGACTTAGCCATTAGCTTTACAAACTTTTTTCGGTTTGCTACTTGGATCATGACGTCCGATCGTACGAACGTTGGACACTCTGGTTTCGAAATCATCATTGGACCTGAGATCCACAAGACATCTCTCACCCTCTGGGTCATCGAAGAAACGAATCAAGGTTCCAGTTCGCTTCGCATTGATACCGGAAACGATCTCAACGGTGTCACCAGATCTTGGAGTGTCTCTGACCTCGGCAGCTTCACCGATAAACTCTTTGAATGTCTTCATGATCAGTCCAGTCGAAGATCAATCAGCGCAAGGTCTTTGAAGTCCTTGGAACGGTAAACACCTTTGTAGAAGCCCCCGGTCACATATGCAACTTCACGAGCAGTGAAAGAATAGCCATCACCAGTCAGTTCATACAAGATGCCGAGGAACTCAGACTCATCCTGGTCGCTATTCTCAGTCCAGACATCGAAGCCGATGTAGAGGAGATCTTGAGATGGTTGGTAGCCGAGGTAGCACTCTTGCGAGCTGTTGTAGTCATTCTTTTTCTCGAGTTTCTTCTCAGCGGCTTTGATAGCACCTTTGTAGGCTGGACCAAGATCATTGTTCGCGAACAGAGCTTTGCCATTGTAAGTCAGAGCATCATCATCGCCCCAAACCTTCTGGATGACTTTAGCATAACCGCGTTTGGCACAAATGTCCTTGAGCTCGGTGGAAGTGCTCTCTTCGTTTTCAGCCTTCTTGCTACAGATTTCTTGCAGTTTCATTTGTATTACTCCAGACTAAGTTGGTGGTCTTCAAGACCAGTGATGTACTTGGAGAACTTGTCAACATACCCGTTATTTCTAAGGGTCTTGAATGCAAGATTCTCGACGCTGAACTCTCCGCCTTTCTCAAGGCCAGAGGCTCGCATCAAACGAATGCGAGTCTTCAAATCTTTGAGAGTCTTCACATCGTCAACCTTGTTGTCAATGGCATTATCAATCTCATCCATTATACCCTTAGCTTTCAAGACGATGCTTGGATCTTTCATGTCGACTTTTTCTTTGGTCGGTTCCTTGACCCAAGTGTCGTTCTTGATGCTGTACACACCGGCGGATCCAACAGTACGCTCAGACTTTGGCTCGATATAAAGTTCAACCGGCCAGCCATGAATCGTAATGTTGTGCTCATTGTTCCATAGGGTCTTCTTGGCACGCATGCAGCTGTCGAAGTCAACACCTTTACAAGAGACGCAATTGCCATCGATGTTCGCGATCAGATGCAGATCGATATCAGAAAGCTTTGTCCAGTTGTAGTTTGCGTTTGAGCCAGTGAGAACAATGTCCTCGATCTCATCATCGGTCATCTCAATGAACTCAACAAACTCCTTAGCAATACGAATCAAAGTCTGCTTCACTTTCGAATCAAGCTTACCATCTTTCCAGATGGATGGATTGAGTTCGTCGTGATATGCAAGCTTTGGATCGATATCCTTGGCGTCTACTTCAGAAATGAAAATCTTAAATGATTTCATTGGGCCCCTTGATGCATTGAATTATCATTTATTTATGTCAGAACATCGCAAACGGCATCGGTTCCGAATCTTCTGGATCAAGATCCTCGTCGTTATCATGGTCCCCGTACAAGGTGTCAAACATTTCAGGTTCATAGTCGGATAGCTTCTTGATGATTCGAATGACCATGAGCATCGCCATGATCGCATCATCGGTAGCACCAGGCTTGGCGGCGAATGAAGCCTTGTGAGTAATGAAGTTCTTCATCTCTTCGATCAGGATCTCAGAGTTGATGACGATGCTTCCTCTGGCCTTTTCAACCAGGCGTTTGAATTCGAGACTGTCTCTGATCTTGTTCTTGTTGGTAGTCACCATCCCAGATTTGCCATCATCAGATACCAGGGTCACCTCAGGGAACTTCTCATCATTCCAGTACATGGCCTGTATTGCCGCACCTGGTCCGTTTGACTCATACGTCCAGAACAACTCGATCGGTCGGCCATCCTCATCCTTACTGTACTTGCCACAGATCCATCTAAGCTTCGTAAAGAACTGAGGCAGTGTAATAGTGTTCGATCTAAACTCAGCCACTTGCACCATAGCTGGAAACTCTAGAACTTGGATGACCGAGAAGTCATTACTGACTCCAGTTGCTACGTCGACGCCAACCAGGTAAGTGCGACCTGATTCTGGGCGTTTCCAGATCTTGAATCCGAAGTCTTCGGTGACCGGACGTAGGCCTTTCAGTGTTGTCAAGACTAGTGAGTTGATGAGTAGTGGATCGGATGAGATGAACTCACAACAGAACTCTTGTCTCCACTTGAGTTCACCGACCTTGTTCATCATGGTCTTTTTGAAGTTCTCATCACGGTCCGGGTGTTCATCCCATGCAACTTCGACTGGGAAGAATGCTTCCGGATCATCGTCGCTGCTGAAGAAGGCCTTTCTCCACAGAGTTGCAAACAGATCTGAGTCGCCGTTCGGTGTAGATGAAACTAGACACGAACCACCAGTCGACAGTGTCGGGGCGATAGAGGTCCACATCTCTTCTTGAATTCTGATTGGCACAAAGGCCAATTCGTCAAGCATCAGCAGAGAGACAGCCATACCACGACCGGTGTTCGGTGAGGTAGCTTGAGAGATGATCTTGGAACCGTTGTCGAAGCTGATTGAGTGTCTGTTGTAGTAGACACAGCCAGGCTTCAACCAATGCGGCAGTTCTTCATATGCGTACTTGATGCGATCCATAATTTCGATCGCGTTCGAGTTCTTGTTTGAAGCCACAAGGATGTTCTGGTCGAATTTGAAGCAAGCATACCAGAGCAGGAAGGCACCGATGATGGTAGTCTTACCCATCTGACGACCGATCTTGACGATCGTGAATCGATTATCCATGAACGCTTTGATGGCTCGTTCTTGGTATTCGAACATGTCAAACTTGATCGCACCTCTGGTAGGATGCTGGATCTTGACATAGTTCCTGATGAAGTAGATTGGGTCCGCGGCACACTTTTGAAGTTCTTGTACTTGGGCGGCGGTATATTCTATCTGTTCGTTTGGTTTCTTGATAAGGTCGTTTTTCAACGTGCCCCCTGAATATCTGAGATTGTATCAGATATTTATAAAGGCTAGGTTGACTATTTTTTGACCAACAAAAAAGGGACCTTTCGGTCCCTTTTCTCTGTGAGGCTTACCTTGTTAGGCGGCCTTCGGAAGTTGCATGGTGTAGGTCTTGGTCTTGCGATCACCGACGAACTTGACGTGACCAAACACTTCGCCATGGCTGTTGATGAAGGACATGTGAGTCCGGAGGCAGCCTTGCTTGATACCGAGTTGCTTTTCAGCTTGATCCAGAGTGAAGCCAGTGTTGGTGGCACCGAACTTGACGATCCGGTCAACTGCCTTACCTTCAGCAGAGACCTTGGCCTTGACAGAGACCTTGGCATGAGCGGCGGTGGCAGAGACCTTGGCAACCTTGACTTCAACCTTCAGTTCCGGAATGTCTTCCCGTTCGGCGATCATCTTGGCAACACGTTGAACGGCCTTGGCACGGGTTTCGAACTTCTTGATCGGGACTTCACGGTTGGCGTTGTACATTGCGACGAGGACCTTGGTGTCCAGCTTTTCCAGATCGGCTTCGTTCTTCAGAACCACGACGTTGGCAGCAGAACCAGCGACGAATTGACCGGAGATGGTGTTGAAAGCGACGTTTTTCATGATTTGCTCCTTGAAGTAGTTTGGATGTTGTTCAGCACAGAAGCAATATTACACAGGTTAAAGTAAGTTGTACACTCTTTTTTTAAGAATTTTGAAAAAGTTTTAGGCAACAAAAAAGCCAAGTCAGAGACTTGGCTTTTCATGAAGATCAAGATGATCAGTTGTCTTCGCCCTTCTTATCCTTTTCCTTTGGGACCTCGCCACCATACTTAGCCATGAGGTACTTGCTGTATCCTTCAACAGCTCCAACATACGCCAGGTATGCGGTGAATAGGTCCCATGTAATCTTGGTCTCCAAAGTCATGAAGATCATGATCCAGGTAGCCGTCATGCCGCCAATGAGCTGTAGACACTTTGACAATGAAACACGACCATGAGTATTGTAGGTCACAAGATCAGACCAGTCAAGATGCCCAGACTGACTGGTCTTATACATCAACCAGAAAAACAGAGTGAAGAAGAACCCAATCGCCAAGCATGCGAGAGCATTACCTGGGACAAGTCCCATTAGTTCTTTGATGAATTCGATAGACATATGTTGCCCTCCTTAATGTAAGTATTTATGGACGGACAACAAAAAGGCCACCTTATCGGTGGCCTTTTTTCTCTGTTTGTTGGAGTTGTTTTTAGATCTTGCCGGCCTTGGTAGCCGACGGTACCGGACGGGTCGGGACCTTCATGGTGTAGGTCTTGGACTTGCGATCACCGACGAACTTGACTTCACCGAAGCGGACACCGTTGGAGTTGATGAAGGACATGTGGGTTCGCATGCAGGTCATCTTGATGCCGAGGGCCTTTTCAGCGGCTTCGAGGGTGAAGACCGCGTTGTCACGGCCGTACTGGATGATGCGATCGACGGCGGCCTGTTCAGTACGAATACGCTTGACCTTGACGGTGGCATCGACCTTCGGAGCCGTGGCGGCTACCGTAGCCTTGACCTTGGGGGTTTCGGCGGCGGGAGCGGCCTTGACCTTGGGGGCATCGACATTGACATCGGCCTTGGCGGTCACCGTGGTTTCAACCTTCATTTCCGGCAGCGTGTCGAAGAACTTGACGAGCCGTTCGATGCCGGCTGGACGGGTATCGAACTTCTTGATTTGGGTTTCGCGGTTGGCATTGTAGATACCGACAAGTTGCTTGGTTTCCAGCTTTTCCAGATCGGAACGATCCTTCAGAACTGTGACACCAGCTTCCGTGGCTGCCAGAGCCGGCGAAACGATCTTCAGGGTATTCAGGTTGATGGCTACGGTTTTCATATCGGACTCCTTGGTGGTTTCGAATTCAGATGTTGTTCAGCGTAGAGACCATATTACACAGATGAAAGAAAGTTGTAAACACTTTTTTGAAAGAATTTTAGTAGTTGAAAAAACTTCTAAGCAATTGAAGCCCTGGGTCCAAAATCCTAGGCTTATCCTTGCTTAGCTTACGTAAGTATTTTTATTGGTCAGCAGAAACAAGAACGGCTCGGTGTTTACCGAGCCGTTCTACTAAGCCATTACGACTTTACTTTGCTTTGAGAGCTTCGATCTCTGCACGCAGAGCGACAACTTCCTTAGCCAGCTCAATACAAGCAGCCAGTGCAGCATTGCCGTACACGACACCAAGAACACCTGAGTCGCTGGTTACAACAGCTTCCGGCAGCACTTCTTGGAGCGATTGAGCAGAGATACCAACTTGAGTTTCACCGGTATCGATGCGGTCATAGACACCGACCTTAACTGCAGCAAGCTTACCAACAAAGTTGTCGGTCAGATCACGCCAGTTGGTCTTCAGGCGTTCGTCAGAATAAGCAGTGACGTTACCAGAAGCGGTCAAAGAACCGGTCAGGGTCAGAGTAGTACTACCGTTGGCACCACCATCAAGACGGACAGTGTAGTCAGCAGCTTCGCCAGCAACACCGTGGAAGTCCAGATAACGACCAATTTCTGCGGTCAGTGCACTGATCGTCACCGGACCATCAGAACCTTGAGTAGAAGTTGCAACACCGTAGCCAGACAACGTGGTCGGCTTGCCGGTATTGATCTTCGACCAATCAAGATTTGGAACGTCAGCTGCAGCGATCGTGATACCATAGCCAGCAACCGTAGTTGGCTTGCCAGTATTGATCTTCGACCAGTCAAGAGCTGGGATGTCAGAAGCAACGATGGCAATACCGTAACCAGTGATAGTCGTTGGCTTGCCCGTCAGCGACGCAAAGGTCGGAGTAGAGGAAGTCACCACGCTATCGACTTGTGCCTTGGTGTAGACATCGGTGATGCCATAACCAGCGACAGTGGTTGGCTTACCAGTCAAGGTCGAGAAGGTCGGAATAGCACCAGCGATTGCACCATCAACCTGAGACTTGGTGTAAGCATCAGAGATACTGTAACCAGCGATGGTGGTTGGCTTGCTAGCCAGATTTGCAAATGGGATTGCAATATCGACCGAGCCGTTGAACGAAACACCAGCGATGTTATGTGCGGTGGTCAGCACAGCAGCACTAGCAACATTCTTGTAGCCGTCAGCGATGTTATCAACATTGCTGAGACCAACATCAGCCTTAGTAAGAACAACAGCACCTGCACGACCAGCAACAGAAGACACGGAAGCGCCAGTAACGATACCGTCAAGCTTGGCCTTGTCCGTTGAAGACATGAAACCATTTACTGCGGTCGTTGCGACAGCATGAGCGCCAGCACCAGAACCAATGTGACCGATGTCAGCAAAGTTCGAAGCAACCCATGGACGGGAGGCAATGGCTTCAAGTTGATTGACCATACCGACCTTGAACAGATCGTCAGTTTCATCAAACAGGATTTGGTAGTCAGCTTGATCGCCACGGTCGACTTGGAGGCCGGCCTTACCAGCGGTAACGCCAGAACCAACTTCACCATTGTTCAGAACAATGATGTTGTCAGAGGTAGTCACCGTAGTAGCATTGATCGTGGTAGCAGCACCAGAGAAAGTCAGGTTGCCAGTCAGAGCCAGATTGCCAGAAATGTGTTGGTTGCCAGTGACAGTTGAATTACCGTAAACGGTAAGTTCAGGAGCCGTGATGTCCACGGTTTGTGCAGCACCAACACGAATCTTCGAGCCAGTACCACCAGCTTGAATAATGACGTCAGCATTGAGACCAGTAGTTTCAAGAGTCACACCCTTCTCAGAAGTCACCAGAGTAGAACCGGTGCCACGAGTTTGAATGTTGATCGATTGATTCGGATCAGCCTTGAAAGAGATGGTATCTTGAGCCGTACCAAGAATTGGAGTGTCGCCGATGTACAGAGTATTAGCAGACAGACGAGCTTCATTCACGAAGATAGAGGCAAAACGCTGAGTAGCTGAACCGATGTTCTGAACACCATTGGTGGTCGGCAGAATATCACCAGCGACTGTCAGGTTTTTCGAACTGAAATCTTTCGTGAGACCGCCGGCAGAGGCAGCGATAGCGCTGTCAGTTTCAGTCTTGGTGTAAGCATCGGTGATGCCATAACCAGCGACAGTCGTTGGCTTACCAGACAGAGTCGAGAAAGAAGGAGTAGCCGAGGCGATAGCGCTATCAACTTCGGTCTTGGTGTAGGTCGTTGCTTGCGGAGCAAACGTAAGGGCTTCAGTTTGCAGAGCAGCGATCGCAGATTGCAGCGCAACGATTTCTGCCGAAGAACCCATCTGCGAGACTGCAGCGGTCAGAGTAGCAACGTCAGCAGCGGATGCTGCAGCAAGAAGGCTACGAACAGTGACGGCATCACCAGCAGAGATCAGGTCACGAGCAAAAGCGGTGATCGGAGTGGTTGAAGCAGTATCAACTCCAGTGAAGTACGGGATACGGTCAGCTTGAGTGTCAAGATTGGCCAGCGTGGTCAGAGTTGCGTCGAGCGGCTGGATTGCATAGTTCTCGAAGGTCGGAACTTCACCGATACGGTGAACCAGAACTGCACGACCGGTCTGATCAGCACCAAATGTGATGCGGACATAACCATTCACAGAAAGATCGATATTGCCTGGGAATACTTGGTTTCCTGCATTATCGAAAACTTGGACGAAGACGTCTTTGTTTGCGAGAGTGTAAGGGATGTCCCAGACAGTAGCTGGAACGATTTGGGTGTGAACGCGAATATCGATTTCGTTAGTCAACGGGACCCAAGTCGGGTTGCCGGCGAAATCGGTACACACATACACTTTTTTGTCTTTGAAAACGACTTGACCAGGATTTGGTGAAGGCGGGAAATCAATGACAGTCTCAAACAGCGTCTGCTTGAGTACACCTTGATTAAGGTCTAGATCGCCGAAAAGCTTCATAAGATATGCTCCGAAAGTTGAACACTACTATTTATTGGTTTACTTCTTTAAGGTGTTCATAGCACGGTAATTACTAAAGTCTAAGGCGGGCCAGACCAAACACTTGTTTTCTGATGTTTTATGAAAGAATAGCAATACAACGCATCTAAATATTTATCAGAAAGCCTTTTCCAAACTATAACTTTAGGTTATGACTTGTTCTGGAAAGCTTTAAGGATGTCGTTGCGATCAGCTACTACGATATTGTTGTTGATTGTTTGTGCATTCTGAGTTGGGGCGCCATTTCTCAGGGTGCGGAGAGGACCAAGTTTGAAATGGTAATCGGCCTTTGAGTTGGCAGCGTCCAGAGCAATCTTCAGAAACTGAGCCGCAACTTCGGCATTGCGAGCAGCAAACTTTGGATCCACGGTTTGTGAGATCATGTTCTGCGCCTCGAAGGCTCCCATAGCATGATCAAGGACCAATTGCATCTGTCCTTTCATCTCTTGTTCTTCTTGCTCCATCGCTTGGCGATCAAGTTCAGTCTTCTCGATGACTTCTTGTTCCTGAACAGTCACCTGAGTTTGACCTGAAAGAATAGAGAGCGGCTGGAAGAATGATTCAGTAGTTCCATTCTCAATACCGAATACATCCTCTAGCGGCGTCTGGATCATACTCTTATCAACTTCTATAGTCTTCATATCATTTGCCATGCTTAAACAACTCCTTCTCGGTCAGTACTCGGAACCCCATCCCTCTTCTTGCACAAAACTCTTGGGCGGATCTCCATTTTGCTTCGTTGATGATCACATCAATTTTGTCTGCAGTCGATGACTTCTTAGTGATCACTGATTGCTTCATTGGCTTGATCTCAATCATTTCGATTCGCTCATTGCCAGCTTTGTCTTTGTACTTCATGATGAAGTCTGGGATGTATGAGTGGACTCGACTGTCAGTAGGCTTCATGTATGGGATCTTGATTTCTTCGCTACCCCACTGAAGCACGTTCTCATTGAGATCACAGAACTGCATGAATCGCAGTTCCCATGTGCTTCTGTAGGTAATGTTCATTGGATTCCCGATGTACTTATGCGGGTTTCTTGGGACGTATTTACCTCGGTATCCACGAACTGCCATTTATCCAGTCCTCAGAATTTCAACAGACCACTGAGTCCTGCAGCCGCTTGCGAAAGGACTCCAGAGGTCATAGATCTGATTGTGTTGTTCACTTGGGTATTGATAGAGAATGCAGCAGAACCAGCGGCTTGTGTCAAGCCAGTCCCGACTGCAGTAGCAATCATCGACTTGATATTG